TTTCAGAAAACAGCGATTCAGTTTGTTGCAGGTGGGAGCCTGGATCACCTGCGATCTGAAACGCTTAACGGAGCAGTGCTCGATGAGGTGAGGGATTTGCCTTCTGACCTTTGGCCGCTTGTGGTTAGACCGATGCTTGCGACAACTGGCGGTTTTGCGTGGTTTGTTTCCACTCCACGTGGGTTTGACTCGTTCTTCGATCTTTATGAGAGAGCCGGGAAAGATAGCGGCTGGGCTAGGGATCATGCGCCCTCTACATGCAACCCCCTTTTCTCCAAGGATGAGTTTTTTAGGATGCGCGCTGAAATGACTGAGGCTCAGTTTGCTCAGGAGGTGATGGCAGAGTTTCGGGATATACAGGCTGGGAAGGCTTATATCTCGTTTACGGATGAGAACATACTTGATGTGAATCCTCTTTCCGGCGGTAGGGATGAGTGGTGCCCGCATTTACCGATTGTGGTAGCGCCAGACTTTAACCTAAATCCCATGGCGTGGGCTCTTGGGCAGTATAGGAGTGGGATTAATCAGTGGTACTGGCGTGATGAGGTTAGGCTTGAGAATTCACACACGCAGGAGGCTTCGCTTGTCCTGGCGGATCGTGTGGCAGGGCATAAGGCAGGCGTGATTGTGTGTGGGGATGCTACGGGGAAAGCGGGGCAGAGGGCCGCAGCAGGAAAGAGTGACTACGATATTTTGTTTGACGTGTTAAAGAGTCGTGGGATTTCATTCTCTAACCAGACGCCAGCGTCAAACCCAAAGGTGAGAGATAGAGTGAATACGATGAATTCTTATTTTAAGAACGCAAACGGTGAAATCCGAATGTGGGTGAGCCCGAGAGCCAAGTGGTTGATTCACGATTTAAAGCGCGTGCTTTGGAAGAAGGGCGCTGATGTTCTAGATGAGGGACCGGATAAGATGCTCACTCATAGCAGCGATGGGCCAGGTTATGCGGTATGCGCTATCACTCCGCTTGTGGGTGTGAGAGATGTTGGAACGCTTCGTGTCATTAGGAGATAATAGGTCGTGTTATATTTATGTGATGGGTCAAGGTGCTGCATGGAGCAGTGCTGGCTATGGAGGGCCTGGCCCTCATGACTAATCTCGCTGAAGTTCCTGAGTACAGAAGGTTTGTGAAAGAGCGCGACGTTGCGCTTGAGAAGCTTCTTTCTAATGCGAGGATTAGAAATACGAACATCATGAATCGGTTCTTGACCGATGTGATTCGCATCATGGTGTCGCATTATGCGGCAAAGGCGAAAGATTCTTCTGAGATTATTTCTAGCGTGCGGGATCTAAGTCATGAGCTTGAGCCTTACATTTCTGACGCGACAGTTCAAATCACAAGAAACGCGTTAAACTTAAGGCGAATGACTTATCTTCTCACTGTGGCTAGTGAAGCTGAGGCGTTAGCTAGGGCAACGGGGAGGGACGTGCGGGTTAAGGTTGGTGATCGCGAGATTCTCAAGGAGCTAAAGAGCAAGACGCAAAGGGATGAGGTTTTGTTATCTAGGGTTCGCCTCGCGCTAGATAGGCTTGTTAGAAAGATGATTGATCGTTACCAGCTATCTTTGGTCGATGGTAGCAGCATGGAAGAGTTCTTGGATCGTGTCTTTCTTGTGGTGCCCAAGAGGAAAAGAATGGGCGTTAAGCGCGTTCTTAAGCCGCTAAGGGAGGCTACGGCGCCAACAGAGAAGAAAGAGGATATTTCTTTGATTATCGGCGAGATTGATCCACAGGACTGGAACGAGCTTGTCGATGAGTGGAAAAAAGATGAGATTGTTACGAATAGGTCGGCTGAAAGCTATTTTGATAGGGAAGTTGGTGAGCACGAGGCAGAAGAGGTGTATGAGTGGGAAGTTGAAAGAGAGATCACGGATGATTTCGTTAGAGCCGTGAGAGAGGGCCAAATTGAGGTTGCTAAGGAAAACGGGGTTGATGATTTTGTTTGGGTTGCCGTGATTGACGAGAGAACCGGCGACTCGGATAAGTGGAGAGATGGGAAGAAGCTAAGTGAGATTCAGGACTACATTGATAAGCATGGAGCAGATCCATTCGGGAATGATCTTCTATCTCCGCCTATTCATGTGAATTGTCGGTGTGTGATTTCGCCGCTTTTCCCTGGATTGCCAGAACCAAGGAAGCTACCAGAGGGGGAATTTGAAAAATGGTTATCGGCTTAAACGAGGAAGTGGAAACGGGAAAGAAGAAAAGGAAAAGGCGCGAGCGGATTCTCAGGGTGAAAAGGCACCTTGAGGTTGACTTCTCCCGTTATGAGTACACGGATCAAAATGCCAGGTTTTACTTAAGCAATCAGGGCACATCTCTAGCTGACATCATGGAGTCGGTAAAGAGTGGACAGGCTGAGTGCTCCGGTTATGTGTCTGGGCTTATTCGCGGGAAAGATGGTGGGATCACACATGGGCGAAGGTTCCTTGACTCAAGCGAGTTTAGAGAGGCGCTAAAGGCCGGGGATAAATTATTTGAGAACAGAAAGTTTCGCGAGAGTTTTTTCAGGTTCAGAGAAGGGAATGTAGACGTATTTGGGCGCGACCTAGATATTGACGAGGTATTCACGAATCAGGTCCAGAATGATTTTGTCCCCGCGCTTGGTGGACCGTTCTATAAGCAGCTCTATCAACTGGACTATCTCAGGATGCATAATCTTTGTTTTTTCGCGTCTAACCACGATCCTGTAGCGAGGTTCATCGTCAATACGGTTCGCGATTTCACGCTGGGGCGTGGGTTTGAGATCCAAAGCGAAGACAAGCGTGCGATGGCTGTGTGGAAGGCGTTTGAGTCAGCAAACCAGCTTCAGCAACAGATGGAGCATATCGCCAGGGAGGCGACCATTTATGGCGAGATCATGGTTTGGAAGCTTCCAAGCAATCAGTCTGAAATCAGATTCAACGTGCCTGAGACAGATATCCCGCGCGGTCTTATTCCAAGGGTTAGGCTAATTGATCCAAGCAACATATGGGAGATAGTGACGATCCCAGAAGATATTAACCATCCGATCTATTATGTTTGGCTTGCTCCTACTCAATGGCAGACCTACACGGGGCTTGGTGGGAGTAGGCAGCCAACAAGCAAGTTTATCTTTCAAACGATCGACGCAGATCAAGTGATGCACTACAAGCTTAATTCGGCGTCTAACGAGAAAAGAGGCAGATCGGATCTATTTCCTGTTCTTGGGTATTTGAAACGGCTTCGCGATGCTGTGAACTATTCGCTGTTATCGCATATGAAGCAATCGGCTTGGTCCATTGACACTACGGTTGAGGGGGGACAGGCGGACCTTGACGCCTATGTTGCCGAGATGGAGCGGCTTGGGACAATCCCAAATTCAGCTAGTGAGTTTGTCCACACGGATAAAGTGAAGCGTGCTTATTTATCTCCGAATGCTGGCTCGGGCAGTCAGAGCGAAACGTTTAGCTGGTGTCTGTCCATGATCTCGATGGGAACTGGAATCCCGGTGAGCTACCTTGGAACGCATTTGAGCGGAGGGCAGACAAGAGCTAGCGCGTTTGTTTCTACTGAGCCAACTGCAAAGAAGTTTGAGATGAGGCAGCTTCTTTACAAGAGGATTCTGACTGATCTATGGGATTATGTGATGCGCTATTATGGCCTTGGAAAGGTTCCGTGTGATGTCATTCTTCCCGAGATCATTGTTCAGGATCGCGCGAGCAAGCTTAAGGATCTTTCGCTTGCTGAAGCAAACGGATGGGTATCTAAGCGGACGGCCGCTGAGATTGCTGCCAAAGAACTTGGAATAGACAAGTACGATTGGGACATGGAGCAAGAGCAGGTTAAGAAAGAAGGAAGCATGGATCAAGCTATGGCTAGTCCGTTAAGTGCGCCAGCGGGGGAACATCCGCTTGGTGGTAGAGCGTCGTCGGAAGAGAAGAAGGGCGTGGCAGATAGGTATGGGTTCTGAAATCTTTAGAGATGCAGACATGGACGATGTTCTTGAGGACCCGACAAAATTCGGGGCACCAAGCTTCGATGATTTTAAGAAAAACAGGGAAAAGTGGCTCGGCAGGGATGATGAGGCGTTGGGCCTGGCGGATAAGGGAAGCGGTTGGGCTTTCGTTAAGAAGCATATCTATGAGATCGAGGGATACAGGTGCAAGACGCTAGAAGAGGTTGAGCATGTTGCGCTTTGCCAGGGGATTCCGCTTAGGGAGCTGGATTATCGCCCGCAAATGTTGCCGCGAGGATGTGGCAAATGGGATATTCTGGTAAAATTTGTTCCTAGGAAGAGCAGGGATGCCGTTTAAGCGATGGGCCGATAGGTTTCGAGAAAGAGACCAAAGGAAGAAAGACAACTGGTTTAGACGCGCCGAGCTAATGTTTCGTGAACGTGGCGTTGGTCCGGTAGTGGAGCGTTGTAGATTCTTGGAGAGCCAGGCTACTCCGAAGCCTGCATTTGAGACGGTTGGTCCGCATAGGTTCAGGGTAGTCATGCTGGAAGAGGGGCTTGGGAATTTGCACGATGGTTTTTACTACACGAAGGATGCGCTTCGCTCAGCCAGGGTTTTACTTGATGGCGCCAAAATCTACGCGGATCATCCGACAAAGACGGAAGAAGAAGATAGACCCGAGCGGTCGGTTCGCGACGTGATTGGTCATTTTGAGGATCTTAAGATTGTAGAAAGCGAGAAAGACGGACGCGCTTCACTGACTGCAACGGCTATCGTTCTGCCAGATGACTCATATCGCTGGGCTAGAGCACTAATGCGGAGCGCCATTGACTACAGTCAGAAATTCCCTGATAAAAATTTTATAGGGCTTTCGATCAATGCTGGTGGTAGTGCGGAGCGTGTTGGGACGGCTGAGTTTTTAAAAACAGCGCAAATACCAGAGAGTGCGAGGCCGAAGATTTTAAAAGCGATGGAGAATGGATTGGACACGATCCGGGTGGTTAAGAATATTCAGTCTGCCATTTCCTGCGATCTGGTTACCGAACCTGGCGCTGGCGGGAGGGTTTTGAAAATTGAGCAATGAGAGTGAGGCGAAATGGGAAACCCTGCCAGAGGGATGGGATGAGAAATCGCTTAAAAGCTTTTGGGATTCGCTTACAGGAGATTCG